GATTACTACATGGATATGCCTGACCTTCTGGTCTCGGAAGCTAAACCCGTGTTGATATACACGGTTGTTCCTGAGGAGGCCACCTCAAGTGGAGAAGATGATACCGCGTTTTGTTTTGAAACGGATGGATCTCTTACCACCAAGGTGGCCGGAGGAGGATCGTATTCCCATATGTTATGGGATTACTCGTCCGACTCCTTCCTGGTGACCAGGAAGGTGCTCGGAGTGCCTGTTAGTGCCGTTGCTTATGCTGTTGAACGCAAACAGATTGGACGCCATCGTCAAGTTATCTTACTGGCGCCAATTCGTGTGTTCAACGGTATCGCAGCGATACTAGCGCACTACCTCCTCGAAACTAAGGAACTTAAGCGTTTTATTCCTGTAAAACACGCTGCAGACAACAGCGCGTTTATCAGATTTAACGTTATGTCATCTAAGGGTGAACTAATGGTTACCACAGCGAGACCTGGAACCTCTCTCTGTGCCACCGTAAGCCAATCTGAAGATGACGCTATAGCTACCGTCTCTCGCTTGGGAACCACCAATTTAATGCTGCCTACTACAGCCAGTTGGGTTCAGAGCAGATCCGCCTCGGCGGTTTTGACTGAATACCACCGAGCCTGTGGTAAACCTGCAACATTAACGGTGTACCCAGTCGAGAAAGGAGTTAGGGCTTACCAATACAAACCTATTGAGTTTGATTGTGAAGCTAAACCTAAACTCCAGGCATTCATGAGTCCATTAGTTCACGGAGCTTTTGCTCCCATTGCGAACAAGGCTGGTGAGGAACAATGCGTCAAAGGACGCATTAATGACCTCAAAGGCCCTGAACCCAAACCGAGCAATTTCCGTGAACGCTGCATTGATGAGTTTGCACAACTCATCATTGGAGACATGCACCTTGAACCGGTCTGCTTCGAAGTAGTAAATGCGAAGCAGACTAGCAGTACCCAGCAATTGTCATTGTCAAAGGCAGTGCTAACCGGACAGTTCCGTAAGTTTATCTTAAAATGCTTCATTAAGGCGGAAGCGTATCCTGATGTCAAAGACCCCAGGAACATAACCACCTATAATGACGCTGACAAACTTGATATGGCACAGTTCGCGTTAGCGCTTGCCCAACACATGAAGCAATTCAAGTGGTACGGCCCCGGGAAGACCCCTATTGAAATCGCTAATAGAGTTGTCGAAATTTGCATGGGTGCAGATTTCGTCAACATCTCTGATTACAAAAGGATGGATGGTACGATTAAGTACGCTCTTCGCCGGGTTGATCGTGTGGTTAGTATGAAGGCCTTTGCTAACCACACTGCTAAGTTGAATGAATTACTCAAGACAAATGTCGACAACAAAGGATACATGCCCTATGGAACCACATTTGATCAAGGACCAGTGCACGGATCAGGCTGTTCAGCTACCAGCCTATTCCAAACGAACCGAGCAGCGTTCAACGCCTATCTTGCGTTCAGACATACCCCCTTTCCTAACGGAGGGGGACGTAAATACACTCCAGAAGAGGCCTTCAACGCCTTGGGAATACACCTCGGTGACGATGGTCTCGATGGCGACTTACCCGTCGAGTCCCACCAGTGGGCGTCAAAACTCACTGGGCTCGTCCTTGAAGCCAGTACTGTGCAGCGTGGGGAACGAGGCGTCAACTTCTTGGCACGCTACTATTCAGAACATGTCTGGACAGGACTACCTGATAGTATGTGTGACATCAAGAGACAGCTCTCCAAATTCCATACTACGGTACGCCTCCCTTCTAGTGTCACGCCTGAACAAAAATTCGTCGAGAAAGCCACATCCTATGTGGCGACCGATGGAAACACTCCCATCATCGGAGATCTTTGCAAGAAACTGCTTTTGCTGTCACCCCATCGCCCCAAGAACATTGCTGGTGTCCGTTCTTGGTGGGCTCAATTCGACGCGTCCGTCCAGTACCCCAACAGAAATGTTAATGGCTGGATGGACGTGGAGCTTGTTATTCAGTTTCCGGAGTTCGACCGGACCCTATTCAGTCAGTGGCTGGATGGATCCAAGTCGGCCCAGGAACTCCTTTCAGCTCCATTATGCGCCGAACCCAAGCCCCCAACACCTGGACAGTCAGATGTCGTGGTTGATGAGGAGGTTGTGCCTTCACGACCGAGTGATAGCCGCGAGACCCCGGTCTCCCAGCAGGTGGAAACAGTTGAACCCACGCCGAGTTCGAAACGAAGACGAGCAAGAAATGTTCGCAGTCCCGCCGGAAAACCATCAATTAAATCCCCGGCAGGAAAACCCAGGCAAAGCAGAAAGAAAACTGTAAAGCCGGAAGAGAAGAAACCTTAAGTTATTAGGC